CCCATTTCGAACAATATTACTATTGTTATCAGGTTCCGACGTGACCACCGAAGAAGCCAGCCTGAGCACCTGAAGATCCACCAAGACCATGAAGGTTCTTGACACCGAAGATGCGGTAATACTGGTTTCCACCAAGCTCTGCGAGATTTGTGTTCTCTGCAAATGGGTTGGCAACCATACCGTATCGAGTCTTGAACCCGATCTTGGGCTGGAAGGTGTTAGGATCAACTGCACGGACCATCTGGAGTGGTACGTATGGGCAGTAGAAGAATCCAGCGTCATATGGGCTAGTACCTCTGTAACCGACGAGAGCGTAGTCGTTGGTTGCGTTGGCGGTAGTGTTAGCCTGTGAGTATGGATCGACATATACTCTGAACTTACCGTTGAGAGTACCGACAAAGGTGTTACCAGTATCGTCAACTTCTAGACCAACGTTGAGTGCTGGTGAGATGTTGAGGAATCCACCCATTGCGAGGGCAGATGCAACATCAGAAGAGCAAACAACGAAGTTACCCTTTCCTCTACGAGTCTGCTTGGCGATGATATTTGCTTCGCGTTCGATCTGGAACATGAGTCCACGGAAACGTTCTGCACTCCATCGACCGTCAGAGTCTGCATAGAGGTCATAGACACCAGTAGCTCTCTGGTAGATATCATTCTGCTGACAACCAAGTTTAGCAGTGTGATAGAGAGTACGGACAACTTCTCGGTTGATTTCACTAAGAATCTCGGTTGAGAGAATGTTAGCGAGTTCAGTCTCAGCATCAAGTCCGTGAACAGCCTTGAGGTCCTGAGCGAGTTCAGTGGTGTACTCTGCTTTGAGAGCTTTGGTCTTGGCTTCAACAGCAATTCTGTCGATGTCAAATGCCATCTGCTCAAAGGTGTTTGCACCTGCACCACCGAGAGCTTCAGCAGTGGAGGTAGCCATACCACGGAAGTCTCTACCGTCAGTAAGAGTTAGACCAGGCTGTCTTACACCGTCAACGAATGCGGTGAAGGAAAGACCTGCGTTCTCTAGATCTGCACCCTTATCAGCAGAAACACCTGCGAATGGGTTGGCTTCCTGGAATAGAGCTTCTTCGCCGGTCTGTGTCTTGTACTTGCTCTTGAGAGCAAAGATCAAACCGGTAGGAGCAGTCATTGGCTGGACGCCGCAGAGATCATATGCCATTAGGTTTGGCATAGCACGACGAACGAGGCTGATTAGAATTGGATCGTAACCAGCGAGGTTACCAGTCTCTGATGCAGCAGCAGGGGAGACGCTAAAACCACCACCCATGTTGTTTGAGTGCTGTTCAGTGATATGCTGCTCTCGAAGAGCAGTCTGCTGGTTTTCAAGAAGTACAGCAGTAACTTTCTTTCTGTGATAATCGCCAATTGGCTCTAATGAGTCATGATCAAGAAGTGGATTCCACTTCTCAACTAGCTCATCATAAGGTGTAGTGTCTTCGTTTAACATTAAAGAGTCTCCTTTTTAGACTATTATTTGTCTCTATTTCTATTCTGGAATGATAGTGCCTTAGTATATGCACTAATCATTGGGTCTTCTTGAATTGTCTCGTGGTTAGTTTCAGTTAAATCCTGAATCTGGTTTGATACAACTCGTTCTTCTGCAATCGAACTAACATCAACCGGAGAACCAATGAATGATTCCTTAATGATGTGTAGTTTTCTTGAATATTCATCTAAATCTTCGAATTCGATTGTTTCTGCTAATTGAGCATACTTTTCAATTTCGATATCAGTTAGATTAGTGCAGCTTTCAATGAAAATATTTCTTGCTGCATTCTGTCTCATGTTCTTCTGAAGATCAATATTTGTTTCAATCTGCTTGTTTAATTGTTCTTCGAGATCTGTCTTGGAATCAAGAAGTTCTTCCATTACCTGAACCTTTTCGTCTGGCATATCAATGTAGTGGTTCTCGAATAAGTCCTTTAGACCATTCATGAAAGATTCTGCAATATCGGCTTTGATTCCTCTTTCGATTGCTAACTCATTATCTTTGGTCCATTCTTCTACTACGTAAGATAAAAACTCATCTAATTTTTCTGAAAGATCTTCTGCTATATTAGCGACCTGATCGTTTAGATTAGAATTGAAAGTTTCTTGAAGTGAAGCCTGAACATGCGAAATTCTATCCGCAAGTGCAGTTGAAAAGATTGTAGTTAGTTTCTCTTTGAAATCTTCTGAAAGTTCATTCTCGGCAAACAGAGATGAAAGGTATTCTTCGATTGAAGTTTCTTCTTTCATTTCATCTTCGTCAGAATCTTCTTTCTTCTTTGCTTTCTTACCAGCAATAACATTTGCTACTGCTGCTACTGCATCGGAAGGATAACCTTGAATGGTTCCTTGATTTTCCGCAGCATCATGTGGTCCTTCTTTAGTCTGAAGAACGGTTCCTTTACCTTCGGTATCTTGACCCAAAGCAGGATCTTCGAATCCGGCAGTGTTTAAGGTTGGTGCAGATGCCTGCTCTCGGATAGAGTGGTTCTCTAATCCTTTTTCTATAGCTTCTGTAAGCTTACTTTTTTTGTTTCTTGTGCTCATCAATGCTCTCCTTGATGCTTATCTTGAGTATGTATAAAAAATGGTTTTTTATTGTAGAAATGTGTATACTACAATTTCCGCAAAAAGTCCTCAAACAATGCAGAGAATGTATCCTGCATTTTTCTTGCTGGGGTTTCTTTTATTTGTCTGTGATAATCTGAAATTATTGTTTCTTTGAGGATACCATTTTCCCAAATCCATTCTTTTCCTTCCATAATACCATCAACAAATGCATCTGGAGCAGATGGATCTGCAACAATATCAATTGCAGCTAAAGAAAAATCTGGTTGTACCATATTGATGCCGTTTTGACTTTTTAGTGATCCCATACCTCTAGTAGATACACCTAGTCTAGCATCCTCATCCATAAGACTCTTTACTATCTTTCCCATAGGGGTATCCATAATTTTAGCTTTACCAGTAAAATTATTACCCTCTACTATTAAATCCTTAACTATATGAGAAACTCTGTCCAAATTAACAGTAGGACCCTTTGGATGATTTAATTCACCAAATGCCCTTTTCTTGGAAACAAAATTTTCATTGTACTGTTGAACTTTTGGATCAAGAACATTCATTGGGTATACTCTACCATTCCTGTTCTTTTGCTCGGCTTGCATGAATACACCCGAGATAAAATAATTTTTCTTCCCGTTATCGGAAGATTCAATTAAGAGATCTACATCCTCGTTCATCTCGGTAATAAGTTTCATCAATAGCCCTCCGAACCTGAATTGCGGGCACTACCTTTTTTGGCTTTTATTGCTTTATCTCTTTTTATTTTCCAGTCTTCGCTGTCGATGTCTCCATCGCCATCTTCGTCACTCTTTTTTCCCTCGGCTATTTTTTTCTTTTTCTTACCACCGTGAGAGTGATTCATCTCAGAAACTACTTTCATTTCAGAAACTAGAACTTGTTCTTCGATTCCATGTGCAAACTTAACGTCATACCACTCAACAAAACCATTTTCGTCTGGCTCTGCGTGCATTTCGGTGATACATTCGCCTTCACCCCATTCTGGGTGCTCGACTACATTAGCACAACCGTGCATTTTGTCGCTCTTAGCGTATTCTGGTTTCATTTCACCACCAAAATCTTCGACATCCTCTTCCATGTCTCTTAGTATTGATGGTGCGATGATCTTATATGATTCAGTTAGTTTTTCTCCTAACTTAACGTATAATGCATCTTCTATTTCTTTTTTAGCGCCAATTAGATTTTCATCTAAAAGCTCTTTTACAATTTTTTGTGTATCCATGAATAGAGTCCTCTTTTTACTGGGCTTAGCCGTAATTATGTATATTTATAATTAGCCTACAGGTTAAGATCGTTGCTCTTTAGCAGGTTCTTCTCCTGGTTGTGGTTGTTGCATTTGTTGCTGTAGTTGCAGCATTTGCATTGCTTCTTGTTCTTCTGCGTTTTGTGAATCAATTTCTTTGATCATTTCTTCACTCTGCTTCAGTATAGTTTTTCTAACGTAGTCAGTAGAAAAATATCTACCAAGATAAGGCTCAACTGCACCCAACACACCCAATCTTTCTTTTAAAATCTCAGTTTCTCTAAGCTCGGAAAAATAAGAATCTTCATTAAATGTAAAGGTCAATCTATCACTAATATCAGTCCAATCAGTCTCATTGATCACACCTTTTAGTAATAATTGCTTCCTTAATACATCACTCAAAAGACCTGCAAATTTAAATCTAAGTCTAGAGATAAACTTATAGAATTTTGCCTCATCTCTAGTTATTTCTGCAGATCTTCCCATATTAAAACCATTTTGGGTTTCTAACCTAGAAAGAGGGACATTTAAAGCTCTGTATAATTTTCTTTGTAGATATTCTACATCGGACATTTCACCAAGATTTTGTCCACCAGAAAGTGTAGCTATTTCAGTTCCTCTTCCGCCTTCCCTTCTCGGAAGCCAGAAGTCTTCAAGCATATGCATATGATTTCTATCATCTCTAACTTCACCTGTGGTTTGATTGTACACTAGTTTATTTCTATAACGATTCATCAACTCACGGAGATATTGTTCCGCTTTTTGTTTCGGAAGATTACCGACATCGATATAAAATATTCTACGTTCTGGTGCTCTTGATATTCTGTAAATAACAACTGCGTCTTC